AAATAGAATCTTTATAGGCGTATTTATCGATTTCACGAACTACCTTGCCATCTTGTTCGAGTTTCAAGTATGTAGTTTCGATTGTGTTCGTTGCATCGATAGTATTGCCAGATTCATATGTGCCATTTTCTTTAGATTTAGCACGGCCACGAATAACAGCACGTGTAGGCACGATTACATATTTATCTTTGCCACTATCCCAACATTGGATAGCACCACGTACTTCTAAGCGTACGCCACGACCACCTGTAAGGCGGTGTGTAGTTTCTGTTGGAGTGTTCCAAGTAAGTTTTGTTTCCATAGAGGAGTAGTGTCCAATAACTGGCGCTTCTACTTCACCTGCAATACCCACACCTTTTACAGTTTGAGTCATTACAGATTCACTAGGTAATTCCACTTTGGCAACACCTAAACAGTTGTCAGAACCTTCTTCATATACACGGAAGTCATTAAGCACTTCCGGCACTTGATTGATAGATGCCATAATTAATTACCCCTTTCTATACTGTTTGAAATAGCGTTTTGAAATAGGAAACATCATATTCAGAAATACTTTCAATTTCTTGCGCAGGAATTGGAGGCGTACGATATTTATGGAAGCGAATAATGCCATTCAACAAATCTGTTGTAGGATTTTCTGCTTCTTTAAACTCAATACGACCACCCAAGATAAAGCCACGCGAAGTAAGACCGTTAAGACGGATTGTTTCACTATCAAGAATTGTCTTGATGTTACGTGGCAAGATAGGCATATCTACTTTTTGCCAATAAGTAAGGATAAATGTTTGGTCATCCCAATCATTGAACCGTCGTACACAAATAAATGTATCCTTAACATCAGTTGTGCCAGGATATGCACCTGTGTAGTTACCCCAAGATACCCAACCATTGATATTAACAGCTGTCATAATCCCTTGAGAGTTCAATAAGTTAGCTTGGGAATGTGTAAGCATTACTTCCTTGCCATTAGCTAGGCACAAGCCTGTGATGTTCATGGATTTATTGGAAGGGGATAGCGTAGGTATATCACTATTAGATGCATCGCATTTACCAATAATGCCCATAATATGCGTAGACATATGGAACATGTAGTCACCATTGCGAACCATTGGCCAACATACAACTTCAGATTCACCTGTATAACTGTTACCTTTCTTCCATTCGTAGGCATCTGTATATTTAACAACTTGTGTAGTATCGATATCAACTAAAGTAGTCGCACCAAACAAATTATTGATAACACGAGATTTTGCTTTCATTACGGAAGCCACTGTAGGATTTTGAGAGAATCCAGGCGCAGCAATAAGACCGGGTACAATACCAAAATGATGATAAATTGTATCAATCAATTCAAATCCTGTTGCCTTTTCGTTACTATCCACACCACCGATTACATTTTTATAATCGAAGTTTTCTACATCAAGTTCATCATAAGTAAGGTTTAAGGTAGTAGCTGTATCAAACTTTCCACCTTTGATAACAGAGATAACCAATTGATTTTTGTCATCAAATGCTGCCGTGTAATCTGTGTTGGCCACACCTGTTTGACCACCACTAGATACTTGCAAGGTATTGAGCAATACTGCTGCTTTTACTACACATTTCTTTTCTGCCAATGTAGCAGTTGTTGTAGTGGATTTCTTATGCTTAGCAGGATCCAATACATTAACAAATACGATTGGAGCTACACCATATAATTTGAATTGTGCGTACATCGCTTCACATAATGTGAAATGTGCCCAATCTTCAGAGTAGCCAAGTTGTTGAACAGCTTCTTCCCAGCTGTAGCAAATAATTGGCTTGTTGACTACCGCATTAGGGTCTTCTGTAAGGTGTACAGGTGCTGTACCGAACACAATTGGAAGGCCGGCAGTAGTTTGGACAGGAGCAATTACAGAGGTAGCTTGCTCACTTGTTTTGACGCCATGATAAAAGGCCATTTACTTCACTCCTTTATAATTCTTCAATGCGTTTACATAGAATACATTTAACTGTGTACCTTGTGTTCTTACATCAAGCATTGCTTGGTTAAGTTCATCTAAAGGCACAAATAAATGCATAAAAATAGGGTCTTCCGCTTCCGGCAGTGGTGCACCGTCGCTAAATATCATGAATTGATTTAGCCGGCTACTGCGGAACGAAGGCCCGACATATACAACAGGGTTCATCGTTGTCTCCTATTCAATTGCTTTGTTATACGCGAATATCTCATTTAAGTTTCTACGAATAACTGGAATATATACTTCAAATTCAAGATACCCAACCCATTGAGGGTATGGTTGATCATCAGGAATTGTTGTATTAACAATATTATCCTTAATCTCATATTTAAGTGCTACAGGATTGTCAGACAGTAACCGTTCCCGGACTACCTCTAATAAGTGATACAGTCCAATATGTCCTTCAGTTAAGGCTTCATCATAAGTAGTGACTAATACAGTAATACCTACAGTTGAACTATCCGCATCACTAACAGAGTACGGATGCACTACTACAGCAGGGCATAACTTACGCTTGTCTTCATTCTTATCCACTCTTGGTAAGAACCCGCTCCATACTCGAATAGAGCTCGCGGTAACATCACTGGTTTCATTTAGATTGCGTAACTCATCCATGAGATATGCAGCAATACCGTCTGATACGTCTAATGGTGTCATTAGTTACCTCCTAACGCACGCTCTAATTCGTGATATAAGCGCTTCTCATACATATCCATGCCTTCCTTTTGCATGGCGTTCATTACAGTTTCATTACCAAACATTTGCGGTAAAGCTGGTCCATATATCCCCTTTAATGGGTATCGGTCCTTGCCTTGGCGTTTCATAAAGATACCGGATGTACTAACAAAGCCATTTGGTACCTTCGTTTCTGTACCTTTTTTGATTGATACAAACACACCTTTACGTTTAAGTGATTTAATTTTGAAGTACTTTTGAGCGCTAGTATAACCACCTTTGATACGCATTTCTGTGCCATCATTCAATTTATTGATAGATACACCGGACTTTACAACCGATACACCTTTGATGGCATAGATATTACGTAGTGCTTGCGTACCTGCTTTTCTTGCAGTTGTCGCTGCACGCTTTGAGGCAGCTTGACAGACACGTCGAACTCTATCTTCATTCAATGTTTCCAGTGCTTTTTCAATTGTTTTCACTGCACTTTTATCAAGTTCTAGCTCAACCATCCATCAACACCGCCTCTAGCTTCTGCTCTAAGTTCGATAGACACTAATCCATCTTCTTCCGTTGCACTTTGAACGATGTACACATCACCATCTAATCGGAATACGTTCCCCTGTGATGGAATTTCAGGGATGTCCTTTAATTTGCAATACACAAATACAGACACCCCATGTAATCCGTCATTTGATACGTGAGAGCCATTAGATAGGAACGACTCCCTCGCCGTTGGCGATTGAATAACTGCTTTAGCTACTGTGCCATTTAGATTATGCCCTTCGGCGAATTCGTCTTCATTAAGGAATACATCATCAATATCGCTCTCTAGGTAATCTCTAAATCGCATTATTTTTTCACCGTAACTTCCGCATCAACTTCAGGTAATTCCATTTCTTCTTCTGGTTCATCTGGAATAACTTCCAATGGTTCTGGTACTTCGACAGGATCATCTTCAGCAGATTCAAACTTTTCAGATTCCAGTAAGGACATAGCAATCGCTTTCTTTTTGATGTCAACTACTTCGCCCTTTCCATACATCTCGCCTTCATGTGCTAAATAACCCTTTAATACTCTGATTTTCATAAGTAGGTTACCCCCTATTTAGTTTTAATAATTGCCCAATCGTCGATAGTTTCAGGAATCAATACGCAACGAGAATATACAGACAATGTTAATTCTTGTGTAGCCTTATTAGCATAGTAGTAAGGTACATAAATACCTGCATACGTTGTAAATTGATTGTCATCATTAAGCAATGTTACCGCAGCGTGTTGTTGACGGCCACGACCAGGAACACCTAATACTGCAGCATCGTCACCAATAAAGGATTTTACTTTACCTTCATCGTCTTGATATGTTTCAAGATATGCATACACATCGATATTCAAGGACATAATACGGCCAACATATCGAACTTGTGGAGAAAGGTATTCTGGTGCGAAACTAAACATTGTCATGTTTTCACGATTAGGAATCGCTAACATTTTATTGATAGATGCGTTATCAAGAATGTATTTTTCAACATTTTTACCAACGACTAATACAGTTGGCACAATACCAGCGTTTTCTTGAATTTTTTCGGATGCCATTTTTAAATCGCCATAAATATCAGCGCCGGCTTGGTCCCATGTAGTAGTAGGTGTGATGTCTTGTTCAAATTCAAAGTCGATTTCATCAACTTGAACTGTTTCGCCATCATCTGCATAGCCTTCGATTTTACATTTACCAGTTGTAAGCAAATCTGCTGCCATTTTGTTTTTACGATTGATGATTGTGCCTTGCAAATAAGACAAGTCTTCAGCTTGCATTTGTGCCGAACGTTGTGCAGGTGTCATTGTAGATACAATATTTTCGGCAAATGCACGTTGGTCAAGTTGTTCTGGATCAATAACTGTACGAGGGCCCATCATAGGTGCTTCATATAAAGCAATTTTAGAGCCAGCACGTTTAACATTCACACCAGATGCACCACGAGATACAAAAGGTGCCAATGTACGACCACGTTTACGAGTTTCTACTGCGATTTTTTTAGAAGTTGCTACTGCTGGAATTTGTGGGAAGAAAGTATCAAGCAAAAAACTTGCCGGTGCTTTCATTCGTTCCACAGCTTGCATTAAGGAAAATGTATCTTTAAAATCAATTGCCATTATATAGTTCCCCCTATTTAATGCTAGTTAAGAATAAGTGAGCGTCTTTAAAATCCGCTTCATGATCATTAATTTTGTAAGATTGGTCAACTACCAATACTTCACGATTAAAGCGACCGGAGATGTATACAGTTAATACATTATGGTCAGTAGTTGCAGTAGTATCAGATACTACGATACCTGCAGGTTTACCAGTTGTTGTAATTTTTTGGAATGTACCAGCATTGTTTTCAAGAACTTGGCCACGTTTATAATCGCCGACTGCTACTTTTACATTTTGAGTTAATACCGGTACACCGCCACCACCTAATAGGTAATCAGCTGCGACACCATTTACTTGTTCGAAATATGCCATTATTTACCGCCTTTCTTAGCATTCGCAAATGCTACGACTTCATCAATTGCACTAGCTTTTGCTACTGCATCGTTGGTTTCTGGTGTGGATGCACCTTGAGGTGCTACTTGATCCGCACCGGATTCCATTTGGTCAATAACTAATTGTCGAATTTGGTCGACCACTTTGTTATCAGTTGAAGGAATATCAGATACGGCAGAGATGAAAGGTGTTACTTCATCTACAGTTTTACCTTCCTTAACCGCTACATCAACTAAACGATTGATGACTTCATTGTCACCTTTTAACGCATTTAACGCTTCAACACGTTCGCGTTCTGCTGTTACTGCTGCGTTTTCCGCAGGTTCATTTGTAGAAATACCGAGCAAACCTTTTAAGCTTGCCATGAATTGGTTTTCAGTCATAGGTTTCTCCTTACTTGTTAAAAATTGTTTGATTTTGGCTTCATTTTTGGCCGAATATTTGCAAGATACTTTATTTACAATAACCATTCCGTTATTCATAATTGCATTATCCATAATCGCCGTATCTACTTCATCAATTAGGCCGTAGGACTTCGCCTCGTCAGCTGTGAGCCACGTTTCATCATCCATAAGTGTTTTTACCTGTTCAGATGTCAAAACGTCACTACGGCTCAAATAAACGTTTGCAATTGTCTGTTTAACACTTGCTAAATAGTTTGCCATTTTAGTTAAGCCGTCCGCATCAAAGCTATCACCTAGATATACGGATGGATTGTGAATCATGTACAGAGCATTGCTTGGCATGATT